GATTCCCTCATCTCGCTGGTTCGAATCCAGCTATCCCAACCAAGAAAGGAGTATCAGCATGGACAAGAAAACAGCAGTTGTGGAGAACGGCGCGGTTTATGTGCTTCAAGCCGGTACTCCTATCTATGTCAAGACAGCAGATGTTTGCGCCATTCTCGGCAAATCCAATCAATGGGTGGGTCAGCTGACATCACAAGGTACCCTTAATAAAAGCAAGACAGCGCACGGCGCTTTATATAACCTGTCTGAGAGCCTGTCAGCCTACATCAAGTCCATTGAGGATAAATCTTCTGACAATCCCGAACAAAAGGAGATAGAACTTAATAAACTGAAAGCTGACGTGTCACTCAGAACATCTAAAGCGATAGTGGCAGGATTAAACGCCAAGGAACTGCAAGGCAAAATGCACCGCTCCGAGGACGTTGCCGCTGTGACCGAGGATTTGGTTTATACGATACGCAGCGCGCTGTTGGCTCTTGTTGGGCGCCTGTCTACCGACCTTGTCGGCATAACAGACCAGGCAGAGTTGTCCGCAAAAATCCAAGATGAAGTCTACGCCGTTATGGAAACACTCTCAACGTACAAGTATGACAGCAAAAAGTATGAGGAGCGAGTACGACAACGGCTGCGGAAAGATAGTCTGGAGGCGGACGAGGATGAAAGCGAACAAGCCTAAGCCCGAAAGCCGCGACAGCAGAGATAAGCGCCTGAACGCCGCTATTTCCAAAGCTATAGCCGGATTCAAACCCCCGGAGCGTATGACCGTATCGGAATGGGCTGACCGCAACAGGCGACTATCAGCAGAAAGCTCGGCCGAAGTCGGTCAATGGCGCACCAGTAGAACGCCATATATGAAAGAGCCGCTTGACAGCTTTACAGACCCAAAGGTCAAGCATATCGTCATAGTAGCTTCATCACAGGTGGGTAAATCAGAAGCCATCAATAACATGATAGGCTACATTATCAACCAAGACCCTGGCTCGATACTATTCATTCAGCCGACCATTACCGATGCAAAAGAGTATTCCAAACTACGTATAGCCCCGATGATCCGCGACACGCCCAGTCTGAAACAAAAAGTTGCAGACCCCAAGAGCCGTGACAGCGCGAACACCGTATTGCAGAAGTCATACCCCGGCGGTATTCTCACAATGACTGGTTCACAGGAAGCGCACGCTCTTGCTTCAAAGCCTATCAGATATCTGTTCGGTGATGAGCGGGACCGGTGGGTAACATCAGCCGGCGATGAGGGCGACCCCTGGGACTTGGCTACTGCACGGCAAATCACATTCTACAATGCCAAAGCCGTGGAAGTAAGTACGCCGACTATCAAGGGCAAAAGCACCATCGTACGCGCTTACGGCGAGGGTACAATGGAGCATTGGTGTACGCAATGTCCGCATTGCGGTGGATTCCATGAGATAGTATTTGAGAATGTCCGCTATGAGTACGAAACAACCGTCACAAATAACGAGAAGACCTATCACATAACGTCGATATGGTACGTTTGTCCTGAATGTGGCTGTGTCAGCTCCGAGCAAAACATGAGAACACAGCCAGCAAAGTGGATAGCAGATA